ACTTCAACAGATGCAGATTATTACTTGCCATTCTTTTCGGGTAGCGACACAGGTAATAAATCTTTAAATGTAGATACAAGCGGTCCACGTTACAACCCTAGCACCAACACGCTATCAATTCAAAAAATTGTCGCATATAACGCAGGCAGCTCAGCCGTTGCTACACGTGCAGAAACCGTTGATGCCGAACTCAGTGACTCAAACGCAAATAGAAAACTTGTTTTCATCAATTCATCTGAACACGCTAATGGTGGCGGTAAGCTTAGATTTGATAACCTTACATATAACCCCAGTACAAATCAGCTAAGGTCTCCAGAATATGCAACTAGCACAGGTCTATGGACTTGGAAGCAAGACGGCACAGGTTCTTCTAGTACATTAAAATTCTATTATAATGGTACTGCAGTATTTAAAATTGATACTTCTGGTAATATGACTGCTAAAGGTAACGTCACTGCATATGGCACAATTTAATATATAGTATGGAAAAGATTAAGAGGTAATCATACATGGCACTTCAAAGTTCAGGCGCAATTTCATTAAGTGATATCGCTGGAGAATTTGGCGGATCAACACCGCATAGTCTTTCTGAGTATTATGGTGCTGCACCAGGTATTCCTTCAAGTGGTACAATTTCATTTAGCCAATTTTATGGTGCAACTGCGGAATTTGAATATAACATTACAAGTAACACGCAAGGGCCCGTTATTCTTAATACTTCAACCATTAGTGGTTGGGATGGCACTTCAGCATTAGTAGTAAACGTTGCATCTGGCGTTTATGTTTATGGGACATCAGGTGGAATTACTGCAATGACTGCTCAATCTAATTCATATCCAGGTGGGTTAACGGTTAATAACTCCGGTTATATTTTAGGCGGTGGCGGATACGGCAGTGGTGGTGGTGGAGTTGGAATGTTTTTCTTTGGTGGAACAGGAAGCTTTACTCTTAATAACACCGGCACGATTTGCGGTGGTGGCGGTGGCGGTGGAAGTTATGGACCAAGTCCAGGCGGCGGTGCTGGTGGTGGTAATGCTGTAGGCGGCGCACAAGGTGGTGGTCCTGGTCAAACTGGAGGAAATGGTTCCGGTGGTGGTGGCGGCGGTGCTGGTGGAGGTGGTGGATCTTTCTCCGATTCCGGTAATTGTTGTTTAGCTTGGTATACCGGCGGCGCAGGTGGTAGAATTGTTCCAGGAACTGGTGGATATGGTTCAAATGCTGTTGGTCAATGGGGTTCATCCGGTGGACCAGGTGGATCAGCTGGTAACAATGGTGGAAGATATGCCGGTGGCGGCTGGGGTGCTGGTGGACAACAAGGCACAATTTCTGGCGGTGCTGCGGTAAATGGAACATATACTCAAGGTACGTGGACAGGTACCGTTTATGGATCTACTTAAAGGATAAAAAATGTTTTACGATTATAAAGATAGTGCATTTGAAACATTAGATAGCGCCGTTGCATCAGCTCTTTCAAAAGAAGCTGGAGATGCTACTAAATATAACCAATATGTAAACGTAAAAATGGGCACATGGATTGGTGATACTGGAAAAGTCTCAGTCCCTGCAAATTTCTTAACAAATGAAGAAATAGATGCGGCTGATTCTGCAGCTGAAGCTCTATGGCTTGTCCATAATAAATTTACTGGCACTAACGTAAGATATCAGCAAGTAGCAGAAATGACAGACGCGATTTCAACTGCGTTTAATAATTATAAATCTGCGGTTGGAACTAAAACTATCAGAGATGGATTTTATAACGAATTTCCATTTGAAGCAGATCATCATGATTCTGCAATGACTGAAGCAAAAGCTGCAATTATTCAAATGGGACAGGTTCGTAAAAGCCAAACAGATTCAATATGGGCTGACATCCAACAACAAGTAATTGATGGGACTCTTACAACCGAAGATAGTGATTATGTTAGATATAACACATTTAGAAATGCTATGGGGAACATTGGACTCCATGAAGATTTCCCAAATATTACAATAGCAGATATACCTGATCCTTACAAATACATCAAAGGATTACACAGATTTATCCACAATATTTACCATGAAGATTTATTAATAAACATTAATGGAAGAGTATTTGATTCTGATGATATTGCTTCAAATATTCCTTCATCGATTACTTTAGATGGCCAAAGCCGAACAGAACTTTACAATGGGTATTTTAAAGCAGATTCATCTGGCGATTATACTTTTGCGTTAAGATCTGATGATGGTGGATACTTATGGGTCCATGAAGATGCGGTGCGATACCACGAAGGCAATTGTACATCTAAACACCCATATGAAACTGGTATTACAGATGAGTCAAATGCAGAAGACGGTACTGTAAAACTAAAGGCTGGTAATTATCACAGATTTAAATGTGTCATTGGTATGAATTATGATAATGATAATGGCACTGATGTTACATTGACTATTACTACTCCATCTGGTAAAGTTATTACAGACGCTTCAGATTACTTTTACACAAATACGGATCCAAGTACTATTTTGTAATGGCATATAAATATTTCCATATTGGAAAGGTGAAAATATGTCAAAGGCAAAAGAAAGACTTGAGATTTGTAAAAAGTGCGAGTATTACAAGCACAAGCTAAAGATATGCCAGGTGTGTAAATGTATAATGCCAATTAAAACGCGTATCCCTTTAATGAAATGTCCGGTGAATAAGTGGTGATATAATGCAATATTATGAATTTGATGGGCTGCCAGCAGTTGTACTTGATAACTTCTTTAATGATGCTGCCATCACAGAAATGTGGAATGAACTAGATTCCTTTATAGGGAATAATTTATTCCAATCACCTGAGTTTACGGGTTCAGCAAAAACAAATGATGGCCAATTATTAAAAAAGAATCAGGCTTTACAACTTGATCAATATTATGGTCCAAACCGTAACAATTCCCCAATATTAAAAAGAACTCAAAAGTTATTTAATCCTGACTTTATGGATGAAGTTTTGGAATCGCATATTTTTTGGAGATATTTAAAACACTCAAATTCTGATGGGACTCTTGTAAGTTATTATGAAAACTCAGATTATTATAAACCCCATTTTGATTATGCAACTATCACTGCATTAATGTGGTTTTTTAAAGAACCAAAACATTTTAAAGGTGGTGATTTAATCCTTGAAGGGAAAGAAACTATTGAGTGTAAACCAAATAGAGTTTTATTATTCCCTTCAATCTTAAGTCATGAAGTAACTCCAATTAGTATGCCAGAGGAACACACTAATAGTAACCTAGGAAGATTCACGATTAGCAAGTTTATTTCAATTGGAGCACAGCAATGACTAAAATAGCAATGGTAGGTAGAGGAACTGTAGGGTGTTTATCAACTTTACATTATTTGTATTATACTGATGCAGAAATTGATTTAATTTATGATCCCAATATTGCGCCTACTCCAGTTGGAGAAGGAACTGACGCGTCTATTCCAACTCACTTAGCTCAAACATGCGATTTTTCAACCTCTACTTTACTTGATATTGGCGGCACTTTAAAATCAGGCATATGGAAAGAAAATTTCCCTGGTAAAGATTTCTTACATGGTTTTGGTGGGAATCTTCATGGGTTTCATTTTGATGCAACAATATTGCAAAAAATGTTGTATGAAAAATTTCAAAAAGAACCACGGATTAATTTAATTGAATCTAATATAAAAAATACAGATGATGTCGACGCGGATTTTGTCATGATGTCAGTAGGTTTTCCAAAAGAATTAGATGATTCGTATAATATGCATGATGTTATTCCTGTTAATAGCGCTTATATAACACAGTGCTATTGGGAATATCCACGTTTCCAACATACATTAACAATCGCTAGACCATACGGATGGGTTTTTGGTATCCCTTTACTAAAAAGGTGTTCAATAGGATACCTATTTAATAAAGACATTAACACGCTTGAAGAAGTACAAGAGGATGTTAAAAACATATTTGAACAATTTAAGTTAACACCAAGCGATAATACTAACCATATTAATTTTAAAAACTATAGTAAAAAAGCACCTATAGGCAATAGAGTTACATGGAATGGTAATCAAGCCTTCTTCTTAGAGCCTCTCGAAGCAACCTCGTTATCCACCTCACAAAGTATATCTAGAATGTCTTATAGTTCATGGTTTGAAGATCGACCAATAGAACAATCAAATTCAGACTTCAATCATTTTTTAGAAGGTATTTTAGGATTAATTAGTGTACACTATCTTGGTAAAAGTAAATTTGACACTGCTTTCTGGGATCATGCAAACAAAAACTCTGAAATATGGTGGGAAAATTTAAAATATGAAAAACCCCACATTTACAAAGAAATTTGTACTTACACAAAGGAACCATATAATAATGATAGAGGTTGGTCGACTTGGTTTGATTCATCTTGGAAAATAAATATTGAAAACTTAGGATTGAATGAAAGATTTAATTATGCCTAAAGAATTAATTGTATATTGTGCTGCTTCAATTTTAGAAAGTCATGACGTTGATCCAAGAGCTACTGATTGGGATATATTATACGAAACACCACAATCTCTTTTTGACGAAAATATCTCAAAAAAGCCTAATGGAAAAAACAAAAATAATGCTTTCTATTGTCCAATGGTAAAAAATCTATGCAAAAGGACGTTTGTAGTTAAAAATCCAATACGTTCTAAATTTAATTATGATTTAAAGCTAGGCCAAATCAACGCAGAAAATTTATCAATGGATGGTGTTTTAGAATTTGAACGAGCCTTTGCTGATCACTGGACTATGCAATACAACGTAAAATGGATTTTCTTTTGCGCAGAAGATATCGAAATGACAGTGACACCACCTTACTTTCATTTTTCAAAGGTTGCTAATGATGCAATGTTAGTTCCTGGCGTGATGAATATTAATAGTTGGTTCCGTAATCTTCACCCCGAATATATTTTAAATCCTGCTTGTACTAGCCTTGAATTAAAAGAAGGCGATCCACTAATGTATGTTAGCTTTAACACAAATCGTCCAATTAAATTAAAAAAATTTAGTATGACTCCAGAGCTACGTAAGATAGAAAACGCGTGCACTAGTTCAGTAAGGTGGGAACCATTTGTCCCTATCGAAAAAAGGTACAAAAGATTTAAACAATCATTAATGAGAGAGAAAACTCTTAAGTTGATTAAAGAAAGTTCTGTTATAAATAGTTCTAACTGAATTTATAAATAAAGAAAAAACGAGTTTTTGGATGGCACAATACGAAGACATTACTATTGACCGAGGCAGCGATGTTGCCATCGAAATGCATCTGGTAAAACCCGATGGATCTATAAAAGATATATCCGGACATACCATTACAGCAAAGCTCAAGAAAACTTATAATAGTAGTGACTCAGATACAACTGATTTCAGTACTGCAATATCATCTGCAACTCAAGGGATTGCTCTTTTAAGTTTGACAAATACTCAGACCGAAGCGCTTAAGCCTGGCAGATATGTTTATGATGTAGAAATGTCTTATGTAGACAGTGATTCTAATACAATTATAGAAAGAGTATTGGAAGGAAAAATTCATGTAACCCCTTCAGTTACGAGGTAATAAATGGCCGTAAGAGTAGGAGTAACTGGTGTCACAACAAAAAGTGTAGAGGTTGTAGGTAACCATACACATGTGAAAAAGGTGGTGATTGGAACTCCTGTAAGAAGGATTTCATCTGATGCAACTATTAGAATTAATAGTGCTATTGACGTTGCATTGGATACATTAACAACTGGATCTGTGTTAGTATATGATTTAGATAGAGAAAAGTGGGTCGCGACATTAGATTTAGAGGATCAAAATATTAACGGAGGCAGCTACTAATGGCCGCAATTATTAGAATCAAGAGATCGACTGGTACCAGCGCGCCCTCTACATTAAAAACAGGCGAACTCGCATACTCGCAGGGTACCGGTACATTTGGAAACGGTGGTGACCGACTTTATTTCGGTAAAGGTGATGACGGATCGGGTAACGCCACTTCCGTTGTTGTCATTGGCGGTGAATATTTCAGTAGTCTATTTACAACCAGCGTTGATGTTGGTGTTCTAGAAGCTGAAAAAGTTGTTACTGTAGACGCCAATAAGAAAGTTGATGAATGGAACGTTGATAACATCAAGATTGATGGTAACACGATTTCATCCACTAACTCAAACGGTAATGTTGTACTTGAAACAAATGGTACCGGCATTATTGATGTTAATGCTAATGTTGATGTAACAGGAAGCATTACTCATACAGGTGATACTACACAAACTGGTACAAATACTGTCACCGGCCAGTTAAATGTAGATAATATCCGTGTTGATGGGAATACAATTTCATCCACAGACACCAATGGTAACGTTGTTCTTGATCCGAACGGTACCGGTGTTATTGATGCTAGCACTTCCAAAATTACAAATGTAGTTGATCCTACTGCAGACCAAGAAGCCGCGACAAAGAAATATGTTGATGACCAATTTGCTGGTGATGCTGTTGTATTTACAATTGCTGGCGATGTTGGAACTGCTGATGCTATCCAAGGCCAAGAAACAGTTACCTTTGAAGGTGACTCAGACATCCTTACTACAATTACAGATAACACTGTAACCTTTACTCACCGGACATCTGATGTTACTCCTGGAACGTATGGTTCACAAACAGAAATCCCAGTATTTACTGTCAATGGAAATGGCCATTTAGATTCTGCTGGCACAGTTCCTCTTGCCACAATTCTAAATACAAGTGCTGACACTGGTACTGGTGATGTTGCACTATTGGATTCAAGTTTCAGTTTCTCTGGTGGAACAAACATCCATACAGTTGCTTCCAATAATAATATTATAATCCATTTGGATTCAGATGTACAGGATCTTTCCGGTCTGAATGTAAATGGTGAAGTCGATATTGTTGGTGACCTTGATGTTGATAACATTAATATCAATGGGAATAGCATTACATCAACTGATGCTAATGGTAACATTAACCTGACACCTCAAGGAACGGGTGAAGTTGTTGCTTCCTCATTAACAGTTAGTGACCTAACAAATAACCGTCTTGTTGTAGTTGGACCTTCAGGTGCTCTTGAAGATGATGCAAACTTAACATGGGATGGTACGACACTTACTGTTACCGGTGATATGACGTACAGTGGTACGCAAACAATCACTGGCCAATTAAACGTTGACAATATTAGGATTGATGGTAACACTATTAGTTCTCAGGATGGTTCGAATGTCATGTACATCGATCCAGCGCCTGTTGACTCAGATGGTGGTGACCTTATTATCCGTGGTAACCTTATTGTTCAAGGTGTCCAAACAGTTGTTAACTCAACAGTCGTTTCTCTAAACGATATTGCACTTGTTCTTGCTGACTCTGCCGAAGATGCTTCTGCTGCTGATGGTGCAGGTATTATTATTGGTGGTGATCAGTTTACTGGCACCAAACCGCAAATCATTTATGATGCTGCAACAAATAGATGGGATCCAAATATTGCGATTGACCTACCAGACTCAATTGGTGGTGCATCACTTTACTTTGGTGGAACACAGGTTGCAGAAGCAATTGAAGACCATTTAGCTACCAATGTATTCTTAGGACATGATAGCTCTGGTCAAGATATTACATATAATGATGCAAATGGTACAATCACATTCTCAAATCAATATGCATCTTTGACAAACGTTGGTACAGCATCTTTTGGTGGCTGGGCTGATAGTGAAGGTGCAGGAAGAAGACAGTTTAGCTTGTCAGCTAAAGGTGATGTTACTATTGCTGAGATTGACGGCGGCACATATTAATAAATATAGATGAGTTTTTACTCAGTTTATCTAACCTTTTTTAAGGACCATACATGACTACTGCGATTAAGCTTAAAAAATCGTCAGTTACCGGTAGATCTCCAACCGCCGGTGACTTAGACCACGGTGAATTGGCACTTAACTTTGCCGATGGTAGACTGTACTATAAAAACTCCTCTAACGTAATTAAGAACTTTGTTGATTCTGATATTTTAGCATCAGTCATAAACAGTGATGTTAAAACACTTGATCAGGTTACAACACAAGGAAACACTACGAGTAATAGTATTACTGTAGGTGGACTAACTTCAGCTGGGATTCTATACCCAGATTCTGATGGTGGTATTGCTGGCTATGCTTTAACTACTGATGGAAACGATAATCTCCGGTTTACAAACGTTCAAGGGTTGACTGGTTATGACTTTCCAATCGGTGATTGGGGATCTGTAGATTCTTCAACTCAAAGCACAGATGCATTTGGACAACAGCTTGTAGGTTTAGGCTACGGGTATGATTGTCTAACATTACCAGAATATTTTGAAAAACCATATGACTTCGGTCAGCTCTCATAAGGATAAGAGGATTTAACACATGCCTACAGTAGTACAGTTTAGAAGAGGCACGACAGCACAAAATGATAACTTTACTGGTTCAGTAGGAGAACTTTCTATTGATACAGATAAGCAAATTGTGAGAGTCCACGATGGATCAACCGCCGGTGGATACGAGCTGCTTGGAGAAAATTTAACCAACCAGAAAATTACAGGACATGTGGTACCTAGTGCTGATATCACATATAACCTTGGCGATTCAAGTCTAAGATGGAACGATCTGTACCTTTCTGGAAATACAATCTATATTGGTGAAACAAATATCCATACTGACGGAACCGGTGGAGTTGTACTTCCTGCTGGTAGCTATGTTGATGGTGCAGGTTTCCACCTTGATTCTGATGGTATTCATGGATTGTTTAGTGCTGGGGGTGACTTAACATATAACTCATCTACCGGCGAATTTAGTATTGACGTTGAAGAAATCTATACTCAAACAAACTTTGATTCTGATTTTAATGTTGCGTTGGATGCAGCATCAATTGGTGGTGTTGGCCTAGATTATAATGCAACCACAAATACTCTTTCAATTGATTCTGCTGACCTATATGCAGCTTACAAGCACGATGACTTTAGTGATTATGTAGCAGATGAACATGTTGCTCACACTGGTGTTGTAATTACTGCAGGCGCAGGTTTGACTGGTGGCGGTGATATTAGTACTACTCGTACATTAAATGTTGGTGCAGGTAATGGTATCACAGTCAATGCTGATGATATTCAAATTGACTCAGCATCAGACGTAGTGTTCAACACAATTCAAACCACAAGCAATGTTACAATTGGTGGTGACCTTACAGTTTCCGGTACAACAACTACTGTTAATACTGAAACTATTGAGTTGGCAGATAACGTTATTGTCCTTAACAGTAACGAAGCTGGTACACCAAGTCAAAATGGTGGTATTGAAATTGAACGTGGTACATCCGCAAATAAAACATTGGTATGGGATGAGACAGCTGATAAGTGGACAGTTGGATCCGAAACGTTTGTTGCATCTACATTCGAAGGCGATCTAACCGGCAATGCAGATACTGCAACTGCTTTAGAAACAGCACGTACATTCTCAATTACTGGTGATGCTGTAGCAAGTGGTGTTACCTTTGATGGGACAGGTAACGTTACACTGAATACGACAATCGCCAACTTCTTATCAAATACTACTGATACATTTACTGGGACTCTTACAATTTCAAATGGTGACTTGGTTCTTGATGAATATATTCTTAATTCACAGGAAGCAACTCTTGCGACAACAGCTCAGACAGCGGTTGCAACATTTAGTGCCTCAACTTATGGTACAGCCGAAGTTACAGTAGCAATTAATGATGGCTCAGCAAGACACACAAGTAAGTTTCTAATTGTCCATGATGGTTCAACAGCATACGCAACGGAATACGGCATTGTCACAACTGGTAGTTCACTTGCTACATTTGATGTAGACATTAACGGTGGTAACGTAAGATTGCTTGCGACACCGGCTTCAACGAATAGCATGGTATACAAAATCGCCCTGACATTATTTGAAGCATAATACTTATAAATAAAGAAAAAAGCTTCTTGGGGAGAGTGAACCGTGGCGAACGATAAAGATTTTAAGGTCAAAAATGACCTTAATGTTGGTGGTGACATCACTGTTGTTGGAACAGTAGACGGAAGAGATGTTGCAACTGACGGAACTAAGCTAGACACAATCGAAACAAACGCAAAGGACGACCAGTCGATTACGGCTGGTTCTGGTCTTACTGGCGGTGGAACGGGTGATGTTACTTTAAATGTAGGTGCAGGGACAGGTATTACTGTTAATGCAAATGACATAGCGATTGCTCAACCCGTTGATTCTGATGCTGATGTTACGTTCGCTACATTAACAACGACTGGCAATATTATTGTAGGTGGTGATTTACAGGTATCTGGTACAACCACTACAATTGATACGCAAGAACTACATGTTACTGATAACATGATTTATATGGCAGACGGTTATGCCGATTCTGCTGGAGCTCCTACAGCAAGTGTTGATATTGGTTTTGCTGCAGGTGTAAATGATAATGGATCTTATGAGCACGTTGGTTTTTTCCGTGATGCTACAGATGATAGATTCAAAGTCTTTAAAGGTTATACACCAGAACCAGATGCAGCAGTAGAAATTAATACTGGCCATGCATCGTTTTCTCTTGCTGATTTGCAAGCAGCCACGTTTTATGGTGCATTGTCTGGTAATGCTTCCACAGCTTCTCAATTACAAACTACACGCACTATTGCTTTAAGTGGTGATGTTACAGGTTCCACTACCTTTAATGGTTCTGGAAACGCAACTATTTCTACAACAATTGCTGCGAACTCAGTTGCTCTTGGTACTGATACCACTGGTAACTATGTTGCTACTATTACAGGTACGACAAATGAAGTAGAAGTATCTGGTAGTGGAAGTGAAAATGCCGGTGTTACAATTGGTTTGCCAAACGATGTTACGATTGGTAATGACTTATCTGTGACAAATAATATTAGTATGAGTGGTGGTAACTTTTATTTTGATGGAACAACCTCTTACCTTAGATCAGATAACCAATTTTACTTTTTAACAGATGCGGGTGCCGCGCAGGCTGGAAGCTTTAAAGGTCTCCAAGTTAGCACTAGTTACTCAGGCACTCCACCAAACGATGGCATTTTATTTGGAACTGATACTACGTTGTATCGTTCTGCTGCCAATACACTTTCAACTGGAACTGGTGATAGTCTTTCTATACAAAGTGGACAATTGGCGGTTGGAACCAGTACGTTCTCTGGCGTTATCCATGCGCATAGGACAACAAATGGTAGCCACTTAGTGCTATCAAATCCAACTTCTACATCATATGCACAAATTCACTTTGATACTGGAAGTGTTGATGCATATATTTTTAAAGGTGGTTCTGGATATACTGGTTATGGTGGAGCAAATTCTCTTAACATTTATAACTCAGCGACGGGCCCTATTGCTTTCCATCCTGGTAACCAAGTAAATGCTATGTATATGTCTTCGGGCGGTAATGTTGGTATTGGTACGTCGAGTCCAGGACATAAGTTAGAAGTTAGTGGAACAGCGGCTGATGGTACAGAGTTACTTCACATAACTTCTGATGGCGATGTTGCGAATGGTGGTTACCACTGGATGACTACTGAAATAGCAGGTTCTCAGTCTACTAATGCCAATATTATACATTTTATTGGCAAGGAACTTGCTCTGAGGAACGGAGGCTACTTTGGTTTCCATTATGCAGGTGACAATTCTACTAACAATTACATAACACTTGGTGGTTATCAAGCGGATCAACTTTTAAATATTAAGATGGATGGTAATGTTGGTATTGGTACGACGAGTCCTGCTAAAAAATTACATGTTTATAATAGCCAAAACAGCCAAGATATTCAGTTTAGATTACAAAACCCTAATACAGGATCCAGCGCATACGTAGAATTTGATTTGCAAAGTGACGCTGACTTTATGCGGTTTGGAACTACAAGCGCAGCATATGGTGGATGGAATGGTGATAGTTTTATTTACGCCAGTGAAAACTTAAGACTTGGTGCAGGTAATGCTGAAAAGGTTTGGATTGGTACTGATGGTCATGTTGGTATTGGTACGACCTCGCCATCAGTTCAGTTTGATGTCTTTGATAGCACAACATGGGATACTGCTCATTTTAGTAGTAGTACCACTACTGGCGCTGGACTTACTTTGGATGCTACCAACACAGGTGTCAAATGGAGTCTTATTGCGCAAGGTACATCAGGCGGCGCTAACGACAATAACTTAGGATTTCATTTAACTAGTGCTGGCACAAGCGGTTCATCAACTGGTTATAAATTTACTATGACACACGATTCTCGTTTTGGTATTGGTACGACAAGTCCATCAAGTCTAGTACACGTATATGGGACCGATCCAGTTATTCGAGTTGACAACTCACCTAGCACAGGCACTTTTGGTTATGCCTTCTATAGAGGTGCAACAAAGAATGCTGATATAACATGGAATGAAGGTGATGCAAATTTAAAAATAAAAAACTATAGGAATGACAGTAATGTAATTTATGGCAATATAGATTTCCATACTGGTGGTACAAGCGCATCTACCGCACCAGATCTTAGAATGAGAATTACTACAGACGGCAACGTTGGTATTGGTACGACGAGTCCATCTGAGAAATTACATATAAAATCAGGCGGAAATGCTTTTAAGATGTTGCTTCTAGAAGCTGAGTCGGGAGCTGGAGATGCTGGTATTGAATTCAAAGGTGCTGGCGGTAATCAATTTAATATTCAGCAACCTGGTGGTAGTGCTGGTTTGTTCTTTTATGATAGAACCAATGCAGCTTATAGAATGTACATCGATGCAACAGGTAACGTGTTGGTGGGTAAGACAGCTTCAGGAGCTAATACTCAGGGTGTTGAGGTACGATCAGATGGGCGATTATGGGTAACTACGACATCTGATGACAATATTTTTAATCGGAAAAGTACTGATGGTAGCATTCTTTCATTTCGTAAAGACAACACCGAACTGGGAACTATTTCCATTAGTGGTGGCAACACGCAATATGGTTCTGCCAATGCTGTATCTATACGTCCAAATTCTGGAACGTCTGCTACAGGCAACATCATCTGGGGCCAAGGTAATATTAAACCGTGGAATGCTAGCTATTTTGATCTTGGTGATAGTACATATAAATGGAAAAGTCTTTACCTCGGTAGCACTGCATACATCAACCACAATGCTGATAACGCTGGCGTAAAGCTATCCTTTCAGTCTCTACACACAAGCAACAATACAATTGAGATACACCAGTTTGGTCAGTCTCATGCCAATGCACCAGCGGTAAACCAGATTGGTGTTTCTAATGCAGAGCAACATTTACACTTTGTTACAGATGCCTCTGCTACTGTAGATGCTGGTACTTCTACTAAAGGGATATTCCTGCGTAGTGGAGGCAACGTCGGCATTGGCACCCAAAGTCCTGCAAGTAAACTACAAGTGTACGGTAGACTTTCTGGTGGACAATCAAACTATAACCATATTACTAGAGATAGTTTGTTGGTTTATGTTGATTTCAATAACCCTGCTTGTCATGACGGATCTACTGCAACCGGCACGTTAACCGATCTTGGCCCCAATAATTATTCATTAACATATTATGGAACTGGAACAACTGCTGCCTTTAATGGGCAAAGGGTATATTCAAACGGCGGTGCGGGTGGACGGATTACTGTGAACAATGCCGCTCTTGGTTCTGGTGGAGCTAGAACATGGGAAGCTTGGGTATATTGTAAAGAAACCAGTGGTTGGAATACTATTTGGGATAGTAATGGTGAAAGACCACTTATTGGATATTATACTAATCAGCTTAGAGTGTATCCAAATAGTAATAACTATTATACAATGACCGTCAATACGTGGAATCATATTGTTGTAGCATTTGCAAGTGATAGCGATTTTGATGTTTTTGTTAATGGTACTCGTGTAGCAGAGGCTCAAAACTATACAAGTTCTCAAAGAACTGGTACAGGTGATATTTGGCTAGGTGGTGATGCGGGCGCAGAATCGCTAAATGGTTATATTAGTATTGCCCGCGTATATACAAAACAACTTACTGCTGAAGAAGTATTATCTCATTATAATGCTGAAGTTGGAAGACATGTTAATACTACACCTGCTCTTGGTATCCAACAACGAGGAGGAAATGTTGGTATTGGGAGAGCAGCAAATAATAACTATAGTTTAACAGTTGATGGATCTATTAATGCAGGCCTTGTTGTTATTGGTGATGCTGCCAATAACAACAATAACACTATTGAGTTTGTGAATGGTGTGAGTAGCACCACATATACTAATGGTCATATCAATTATTATTCTGGCGGTGGTTTATCATTAGTAAGAGGTGGCGGAAATGTAAGTATAGGTGTTTCTACTATCCATAGTTCGAATCCTAAATTATATGTTGAACAGGGGAATAGATCTGCAGAACCATATTGTGGCATTTATGTGAAAAACCCTAATACTTCAGGCACAGCTTATACTGGTATTGCTATTGATTCAGCATTACAATCTCATGTAAGATTTTTGATAAGTGGATCTTTAAAATGGCAATGGAGAACTGGTCCGACAACTACAGGTGGAGAACTAAGAGCATATTCTTGGGATGCAAGTACTGATGTATTAAAAATGTCTACATCTGGAAATGTCACTGCTTCTGGTAACGTCACTGCATACTCTGATATTAGCCTAAAAGAAAACATTGAAGTTATACCACATGCTTTAGATAAAGTAAAGGAAATTAGAGGTGTAACATACAATAGGAATGATATAAAAGACAATCCACGCCATACTGGTGTTATCGCACAAGAGGTAGAAAAAGTACTACCAGAAGTTGTTACAGAAAGTTCTGATGGCATTAAAAACGTTGCTTACGGTAACATGGTTGGTCTTCTTATCGAAGCAATTAAAGAACAACAAGAAACAATAGATAAACTACAAGCAAGAGTTGAAGCTCTTGAAAATAACTGAAGCCAATTATAGGAGATAATCATGGCCCTTACATATACCTGGAACGTAACTGGTGTTAAAACCAAAAACGAAACAAACTCAGATGGCGTAGTACTACAAGACGCTGTCGTACAAACTTACTGGCAAAAAGTCGGTACAGATTCAGATGGTAATACTGGTACCTTTTCTGGTGCTACACCATTCTCTGCAGCGACCGTACCTGAAGGTGAGTTTGTTGCATTCTCAAGTCTAACCGAAGACACTGTTCTTGGTTGGATTAAAGCAGTTGTTGTTGATGGATACGAAGAGCATGTTAACTCTCAGATTCAAAAACAAATTGATGACCAAACTATCCAAGAACCAGGATTACCTTGGGCGTCTGCTGATTCTGCGTAATAAATATAACTAAAACAAGCCAGACTGGGGAGAGTGAACCGAATGGCAAACGTAAAAGACTTTATCATCAAGAATGGTCTACAGGTAGACGGTGGGACATTCATAGTTGATGATACCAATAACCGTGTAGGCATTGGGACTACATCCCCAGACAACGCAAAGCTTGAGATTGCATCTGGTACAAATCAGATCCAATTAAATACTGGTAACGAGGCGACTTATGGTCGTCTCGATATTGGCCATTTTACGAATGGTACATTTATTGGTACACATGCAGGGACCAACACTGCAGCAAACCTTTTACGTTTTGGCATTAGTGGTAGCACAAAAGTTACCTTAGATTCTGGTGGCTTAAAGATTGATACCACAGATGCGACACCATATAATAACACATCAGGTGAAGGTGTTGTTATCAAAGATGGTTTAATTGCTGGTGCAAGATCAGGTGCTTCTGTCATTGCTGCAAACAGAATGACATCCGAAGGGCCTATTATTAATCTAAACTATGCTGGTGGAAACATTGGTAACATTGGTGTAGTAGATACCAATAACGTTTATATCAACGGTGACAACGTTGGTCTTGGTATTGGTGATGATAACTTGTATCCTACAGATGCTTCTGGTTCTTCAACAACTGGAGCCTTAGATTTAGGTGACTCTACTGCACAGTTTCGCCATCTATATCTTTCAGGCAATATTACGGTTGGGGGCACTGTCGATGGTCGAGACATTGCGTCAGATGGTACTAAGCTTGATGGTATTGAATCTGGTGCAACAGGAGACCAAACTGCTTCAGAAATCCTTACAGCAATTAAAACTGTAGATGGTTCAACATCTGGACTAGATGCTGATTTGCTTGATGGTGTACATGGTAGTAGCTTCTTGCGGAGTGATGCTGCTGATACCATGTCTCAATTGCTGACACTAACCTTAAATTCTACTGCTTTGATGTTTGATGGTGGTGCAGATAACGGTGCTTCTTATAATCCAACTGAAAGTGGTTCAAGCGCTACTCGCTATTTCTTAAGATTTGATAGAACAAATAATGCATCATACCCTTATCTAACTAACAGAACTCCAAGTGGTGATGTTGTTATTAAAACCGGTAGTGCTGCTGGTGGATCAGAAAATGAGATTATAAGATTCCATGGCGGTGATGGTGTACGATCTATTGATATTTCGAATGGTAATTTAAATATTAGCTCAGGTACAACTCAAGCATTAAAACTGACTACATCTAGTTCTAGTCCTTGGGCTATAGAGTTGTACCGTTCAGATACTTCTTTTTCTAGCAAAGTATATAACAACGGTTCTGGTTGGTACTTTCAACACACCCCATACGTGGGTTCTAACTCTAATAATGTGTGGCATGCTGGTAACGATGGTGCTTCCTCTGGTTTAGATGCAGATTTGCTTGATGGCCAACATGGTTCTTACTATACTAGTTATACAGACACAGCAATCGCTAACCTCATTGACACTGCTCCTAGTACACTTGATACGCTTAATGAGTTAGCTGCTGCGCTTGGTGATGATCCAAACTTTAGTACAACCATTACCAATAGTATTGCTACTAAGTTACCACTTGCTGGTGGTACAATGACCGGCAACATTGCGCTAGGCGATAATAACTTAACTGGTATTGGCAGACTAAACTTTAACAACCATGAAGGTTCTGACTACGGCTCAACTGGCGATGTCATGTTCGACGAGAACTTTTATTCTGATACAGAATACGGTTCTACATCTATATGGTCTGGCGCAAATGGTGGTGGTTTAGCAGTATATAATGAAGATGGTTGGGGTCGTATTATCACTGATCGTAACATGCCTTGGTTGACAGCGCAGTTTGATAAACTTGCGATTGGTAAATCTTCTCCATCAAGCACAGCAGATTTCCATGTCCGTAAAGCACTCCCATCTGGAACAATACATTATGATGGATATACAACGGCAATTATTGAAGATACAGAAGCTAGATTACAAATTATGTCGCAAGACAATGGAACAAATGCTTCCACATTATTGTTGTCGAATAATACAAAACATTGGGGTTTACATCATCACGGGCCTACTAATAGCAATATTTTCTCGATTGGTTATAGAACGTCTGCAGCGAATTCAGAAGATATTCCAAATAATTTAAATGATGCGTTTAATATTTCCACAGGCGGTAACGTTAGTATTGGGACGAGTGGTTTTTCACACCGCTTACGAGTACACAGCGGAGCAGATGCACAACTAGCACTAACGAGTCCAGATACTTGGGCTGGTATTTATTGGGATGATGCAAACGGTGCTGGTGATTATATATGGTTCCACGGCGGAACAAACACTTTTGCTATTGGTGGTGGCGGATCTAATGTTTCTGGTAAAAAGCTACATGTAGACGGCGGCATGACTATTGGATCTACATCCGATTCTGTTTCAATGCCAACAGATGGTCTTTATGTGCAAGGTAATGTGAGAGCGAACGCAGCATTACTTGCTCCAAGTGGCACTGAAAACATTATTAACCGAAGAACTAAAGACATTTTTACATTTACTTCAAATTCAACCGGAGGAGTCGCGGGCGCAGTTAAAAATGTAGCGGACGAAATTAATAGAACAAATAACACTAGTTGGGATTCATATGGACACCAAACGACAGATGATGCCAGTGGAAATGCCTGGCTAGCTGTAGATTGTAAAGATGTTTATAGAGTAACTCATTTTGCAGTAAGTGGATATCCAAACGGCAGTCATAAACCAACTGGTGATTGGTACTTACAAGGTTCAACTGATAATAGCACCTGGACAACAATTGGAACAGCTAAATCAGAACAATGGGTAGCTGACACGGGTGGAACATATCCATTTAGACCTCAGCAAATTGTAGAAGTCACGTCACCTGCAGATTACAGATATTACAGAATTTATGCCACAGGCTGGACAAACGGCTATTTACTGGTTATGAA